ATAATTTCTATTTCATCCAAAAATGTTTGTGTATTTAATACGCTTTTTATTTCTGCTAATTTATCCATTATCTACTAGCAACATTGCTAATTTTATCTAAAGCATTTATAAGTTCTTTAGATTCGTTAATATTGTTTTTACTTGCATCATTAGCAGTTTTTTGTGCAAGTTCCATTTCTTTCATAGCCATGTCTGCTTCAAACTGTGCTTGTTTTTGCTGAAGCTCTAACATTTCTTTTTGTACTTTTAATTCTAGTTCTTGTTTTTCTAATTCTAGTTGAGCCATTTTTTGTTGCATTTGCATCTGTGCTTTTTCTTGCTCTACTTGTGCAAGTATTTTAGCTGCCTCTGTATTAGGATCAGTTTGTGGTTGTTGTGCTTGTTGCTGTGCAAGTTGGTCTGACTGTTCTTGAGTTATATCATTTAAGAATCCTGACTCATCTTTAAACCCTGCCATGTTTACAAATTTAGCCAAGGTGTCTCTGTATTGTTTCAATGTTACTAGAGGGTTAGATAGGCCATACTGTGTTAACATTTGTTCCTGTTTGTCTAATACCATTTGCATAACACTTAATTGTTCGCCCTTGCTTCCTGTGCCAAGACCTACGTTTACAGTTACATTATATTCAGTAGACCATTCTCTAGGGTCCATAGGTACAAAATTATTATTAACTTTAATAATTCTTTCTTTTTGTTGGTATTTACATACAAGCTGTAAGATGCCTTTCATTAAAGAACTAACACCTGTGTCAGCAAATATTCTAGCTATCAACTCTATCTTGCCACCTGCTGCACTGGACATAGCTGCTACTGCTGTAGCTGTTACATTCTGTAATATATTTGGGTCAAGTCCTTGTGATGCTTCCGATATACCAGTTCTTTTTGCTTGTATTGAATCTAAGTATTCAAGCATAGGAAAAGATTGTGCTGCACTAGATTGCACAGTCATTGGCACTAAGGCGTTAGGATTCTTTATGCGTACAACACCGCCTGCTGTAGAGGTCAACAAATCATCTAAATTAACCTGTCCTTCTACTGCACCTACACGATAGTTATTAGTTAAATATAAGTTATCCAACATCTGTCTTGTAATCGTGGACTTGATTAATTGTAAGTCCATAGTCCTGTCAGCTAATGACTCACCAAAAAATTTGTGTGGTATTGGGAAAGGACATACGCTATGAAATGGTTGATAGTCACATTCTTCGTGCATTAACACTTGGTTATCAGCGTAACAAACTCTGTGTCGTTCTGCTATGCCATCACCATCTAAATCTGCTCTTACATAACATTCATAATACTCAACTACCTCCATGCTTTCATTTTCAGCATTAGTAGTAGCAAATGGTTCTTCCCCAGCAGAATACCTTGCAATTCTTTCTGGAGTAAAGTCTAACGTATCTCCAGTAGATAATTCTGCAACTATTTCTGGGTCATAACCTAATGCAACTAAATCAGACCTTGTAACTAAACTTCTTTGTGCTACAAACTCTGCATCCTCTATATTAATAGCTCTTTTATCTATTAAAAATTCTTCAGGTGCAATAGATTCTATTTTTATTTTTGAATAGTCTTTTGTTCTAGCACATTTAACATTGTAGTAAACATTAACAATTGGTGGTACATCCATCATCATAGGCATACCCATTTCATCCATTACAGGTTGCCCTGTCATAGGATCTACTGCTGGTTGTGGTTCTTGCTCTATAATTTCTTCTACAGATTCTTGTTCTACAATTTCTATTTCTTCGTCTTGCATTAACATTGCAAGTTCATCTTCTGTTAGGTTGTCATATTTTTCTTTAGTTACATCTTTTTTATCATCCCAGTAACATTTTAATACACCGACCTTTTGTGCCAAGGCATCCCAAAACATGTTATGCAGTAATTCAACACCATTATTGTCTTTGTAGAATATATGATTTATATATGCTGTAGCTTGTTCAGCAAGTTTCTCATCACCCTCATTTACTGGCTCAAATACAACAGCATTTTTAGATTGGGTAAAGACCTTCATCAGTTGAGGTAATGCACCATCAACAGCTTCTGCTACCTCTGCTGTTACTATCTGACTACGACCTTCTACTTCATTGCCGTAGGGTTCTCTCATATAATATTCTAAAGCTCTTTGTCTTTCTAAAGAGGTGTCAGTAGATACATAGCCTAAAGAATCATCAATATGAGAGCCTACAATATTTACTAATTCTCGGCTTTCATCTGAATCTTTATTCATCATTTTTTTATCATATGCCATTTAAACTATCCATTGTTTATTAATCTCTAGTGGTTTGTCCCATCCATCATCTGTTTCGTTTAGGCCTACTGCCAAGTATCGAAATGAATCAGCAGCATGACTGGTAAAATCATGCACAGGTTTGTCAAAAAATACATCTCGTTTTTCATCATACTGCCTACGATAATTTCTTAACAAATCAACTGCATCTTTTACTTTAGTGTTAAACCAACAGCGTGGCAGTATTCGTCTAACGGCTTGTATGCCATCATCTACATTTAGTTTAGGTACAACCCTACAATTTAATCCAGCTTCCTGTAAAACTTCTAATCTAGACTTACCAGTTCCTAATTCTCTAACTTGTATATCATGAGGGAGAAGCTGTTCTGCTGTATCGTATCGGTTATCCCTTAACCAATTAATATAATAATCTAATCCCTGTCCATGATTCTCTAGAAAATCTATGATATGAATTTCTTGTCCAGCTGTTTGTGCTACAAATATTGCTGTACTATCACCCATACCTAAATCCCAAGATACAAATGTTTTGCAAATATCATCACGAATTACACTATCGTTTATTTGGTTTTTAAACTCTAAATCGTTTATAAGGTTGCCGTAATATGCACCTTCGACTGGAGTGTGAAAGTTTACCTCAAACTCTTGTGAGTATTTATCTTCACCCATTTCTTTTAGTGCAGCATCTAATTCTTCCTGATCGACTAACCCAGTTTCACTAGCTTTGAACTCTAACAGCTTCCAACCATCTTTACCTGTAGCAGCTTTGTCTCGTAATGTAGCAAAATGGTTTCTACCTTTTGGTGTTCCAATGAACATCACCCAACCTTTTCTATCTGCAATAGCAGGTCTTATAATTTCACTAAATAGGCTAGGGTTTATTTGTGCATACTCGTCAATGACTACACCATCAAGGTATATGCCTCGTAGTGCATCAATATTATCTGCTCCGTATAAACTTATTCTGCGACCCATAAAGTCTGACCTTAACTCTGCAATATTGTTTGCAGCCTGTAATGGTCTTGTATATTCAGTAAGCATATCCCAAGCGACTCTTTTACTTTGTGAATAAGTAGGACTTATTAAAGCATATCTGGGATTTTTTAATTTACAATTTAATGCACTATGTATAAGCTGATTAATAGCACAAACTGTTTTACCCATACGCCTATGAGCTACAACAACTACAAACCTATTTTTATGTACAGCTTGATGTATGTCTGCTTGAGGTAATCTAGGGTCGTATTCAAGTTCAATCTTGGACATTAATTTTGCTTATAACAGTTATAGCACCACCATCTGCTCCAGATACCTCTAATGCATTAGTTTCTTTCCACCCTGCTCTAGTTTTTAACCAAAACATTTGTGCAGATGTATTTCCAGATTTTGCAGCACCAAATAAACTTTGTGCAATAGCAGCGTTTGCATCTATACGCCCATCGTCTAATTCTTTTTTGTAATACTTTACTAAAGTGTCTGCTGATATTTCAAGTTTTAAACCAATGTCTTCATATTTAGTCCCAACAGCAGCTAAATTGCGAACAAGTTTTCTATTATCTTCAGTAGGTTTGTGTTGTATTCCTTGTGCCATATACTTTCCTTTTTATAACTCCGAAAGTGGCACAGAGCCTTTAGTTAAATATTCAGCAAACTCTTGATTCATAAGAGATATTTTCTTTACTTCGCATTTATCTAAATTTTTCATAGATTGATGTTTTTTTATAGCGTGTGCTTTATGTATATACAAACATTCTTCTACAGGTGATTGGTCATGCTTATATACTACAGTCCATCTATTAAATATCATAATAATTCTGCTTTTTCACCTGTGAAATCTTCCCAGCGTTTTATTATAACATCACAATATTTAGGGTCTAGCTCCATAAGCCTAGAATGTCTTCCTGTTTTTTCAGCAGCTATCATGGTTGAACCAGAGCCACCAAAACAATCTATAACAATATCACCTGCTTTACTTGAATTATTTAAAGCCCTTATTACTAATTCAACAGGTTTTTGAGTAGGATGAACATAATTAGAGGTTGCTCCTCTACTTAACTCCCAAACATCAGATTCACTTTTATTACCATACCATTGACCACCACAATAAAAAATAAATTCATGTTGTGGTCTATAATTTGCGTTACCTAATCCAATAGATTTTTTATTCCATACAATACAATTTTTTACTGTAAAACCAGATTCTTTTAATGCTTTTTCAAATTCAGCATAAGTTCTCCATGTAAAACAAGCGTATAAACCAGCACCTTTTTTACATTTTGTATAGGAAGTAGTTAATGCATCTTTAATTAAAGTTATTAAAGAATCACCTGATAAGTCATCATTTTTTATCATTCCATGAGCTTTTACTAAAGCACCTTTTTTTGTAGAACCTGCTGCTCTACCACCTCCGTAACTCATACCATAAGGTGGGTCTGTAAAAATCAAATCGGCATTTTCTATAAATAATTTATCTACATCTGTAATGCTTGTGCTATCGCCACACATTAACCTATGATTGCCTAGCTGGTATATGTCCCCCAGCTTTGTTGTAGGTTCATCAGGCAGCTCTGGTACAGCATCTTCATCTGTTAAGCCTTCTATTTGTTCTGGGTTTAGTAGTGCCGCAAGTTCTTTAGGGTCAAAGCCCAGCATTTCTAAATCAAAATCTGCGTTTATGTCTTTTAGTTCTAGTGATAATAATTCCGTATCCCATCCGCTATTAATAGCTATTCTGTTGTCAGCCAATATATACGCTTTGCGTTGAGAGTCAGTTAAATGCTCTAGTCTAATAGTTGGTGCTTCTGTTAATCCTAGCTTTTTAGCAGCTTCTAATCTGCCATGCCCAGCTATAATGCCGTTATCTTTATCTATAAGAATTGGATTGTTAAACCCAAACTCTTTTATACTAGATGCTATTTGTGTGATTTGCTCTACGTTATGCGTTCTTGCATTGTTAGCATAAGGTATGAGTTCACTTATTAATTTTTGTTCTATTTTCATATTTAGCAACTCTCTTGCGAGGTCATTGCTCCGTTGTTAATGTTTCAACTAATAATTCAGTTGTTGTTTTTTTATCCGTTATTAATGTGCTAGTGTTGTATGCAGTAATACTTCTATCTACAAATTGATAATATTCGTTATGTATAAAATAAGTACAGCCTTGCAACAATAAGCACAATATTACAACTCTTACCATTTTTTACAAGACCAATATCCTGCACTTAGTTTGCTTTTCTTTTCATCACATTTATGTCTAGCTCTAAAAGATTTTCTGTTTTTAGGTTGATCTTTTTTTATAGCCATGTTGGCATCACCAAATCTAACTAACTTAACTGTGTTACCTTCCTTTGCTAATACAGCAAACTTTTTAGTCTTAGTTCTAGCTCGTTTAGGTTTGTTGTACCCAGAGAATTTTTCTCCTCTGTAATCAATTGCCATTATGCTTTAGCTCTTTTTTGTGCTGTTTTTGACAGCTCACCAAAATGAAAAAGTTTTTCAGATGTTTTAGTATGATTCTTATGGCTATGTAAAGTGCCGTTAGGCATTTTGTGCATGTTGCCTTTCCATTCCATACCAGCTTTTGT